TCAACCATCACGTATCTCCTTTATTGTACTTCTGACGGAGCTTGTGGTCAGTTACGTACTGGTTAAGTTGACTTCCAATCTCAGCTGTGGCCTTCATACTAGCATGCGCCGCGCTGGCTGTCAAGCTACCTACCTCCGCAGTTAGTAACGTTCCGACCGCCCTGGAATATACTGCTTCCATAGCCTGAATGAACACAGGATTATCAAGCAACGCCTGTGCCGCTAACGCCCTCTCTTCAATCTCATGGTTGCTGAGGCGGGGTTCCGGGTTGCCCTTGCTGTCCTGGAATTCCATCTTGTTGTCCTAACATCTGATTAATTACAGGTGGAACTGGTAGAGGCTGCGGAGGCGCTTCTTCACCCGGAGGAGTATCTTGTGCCTCTATATCGGCCGCATCAATGTCTGCGTTGAATTGTGCGTGTATCTTAGCCGCGTCGAGTATCCCCTTGACCACCATCTGATCGCGGCGGAAGTCATCATCTACCCGGAGCTTCCGATCCTGGAAATTAGACTTCGAAATTTCCGTAGCCATCTTAACGCGGTTCTTTTCCATCTCGCTTTGCGCGAGAAGGGTGGCTGCATCGGGTTCTTTCGGCGCAGCGGCAATCGCTGCAATTTGTTGTGCGTTGATTTCTTTGTAGTAACGCCCCACGTTCTTGACATTTGCAATCGCCAATATATCTGTTAGAGTATTTCGGAATTCTTCCACGCCGCAAAGCGGATTTTCGACACCGAATTGGGTCATAATAGCAGTCTGCGTGGCTTTGACGTCTTGGAGGACCATCAACCGTGTCATGTCCGACCCCTTGCCAAGGGTGGGGTTAACACTAATCCGCATGGTGGGGTCAAATGTGGACGGGTTTACATTAGTCCACTTACCGCGCAGTTGAATAGTACGGTTCTGATTAGGGCTGTTAACTATCTCTCGAAGAAGTCCCTTAAAGAGCTGCTTCATCCCAGTTTCAGCGAGAATGCGAGCACATAGTTCGATGCGTTCCTGTGCACCTTGAACAATCGCATCGATGCCAGTGACGTTAGTAGATTGCAGCGCGCGAGGATCGACGCCCTTCGATGCATCCGAAATGCCCGTACGAGACTGCCGAAGTTGCTCCATAATCTGGAACATCTGAAAAACAGGCTGACCGACGAAAGCGTGGTTGATTGACATAACCGAATCGGCAGGAGCACCCGTAGTCCTAATCGGCGCACCAATCTCGTCGTTCAACACGTCGTCGGAATTCGTTGTGGTCTGATTGAACACCGTTCTAGGCCAAATAGATTGGGCAAGAGAGTCCAACGAACCACGAAGCATATTCGTCTTAATTATCTGAATATCCTTAACCAGATCAGCAGGAGTATCCCCGACCAAAGTGTGAGGCTCAGGATCAGGGCACCAAACGGCAAAGTTGGCATATTGGCAGACTTCATCATAAAGAATGTGGTGATAATCCCCAATAGTATGAATTTCTCGTAGTTCGGCAATCCCGTCGCCGTCTTTATCAACCCGAATGAAATAGCAGCCATATCTGACGTCCCATGCGTCACTCAAATCTCCCTCATCCAATCCTTGATTACGGAAAAGACGGTCTGTGGTGAAGTTGCGAGGCATCGCGTGTAGATAATCAGATACTTCTTCTAGAGAGTAACCCCTTTTGACCAGTTCTGATACGTTTATAATTTGATCGTGACCAATCAACGGCGCGTTGTCTATGTCTTTGGCCTTCCGAGACACTCGGAATTCGTCCAGCGGCACCGAATAGATCTTTGTGATAGGCTTCGACTTCAAGAACCTAACCCGGATGGTTTCCAACACGCCCGGAATAGTTCTGCTGGCCTTCGCTTCAAGCACTTGCAGCGACGGATTTTCGCTGACGAGGTATTGGAATTGTTCCTGAGTTACGTTTTGGTATTCTTGCTCCGTTACCTCATCCTGATTATCCGTTTCCCACCGCATCACCCCCGTCTTGCAGCGCAAAGCGTCCTTGCAAATATCGTGGATAATTAAGAAGCCGGGGTTGTCCTCCCACAGAATATAGTTGAGATAGTCTGTGCATTGCTTGGCCATTTCTTCCTGGCCCATGTAGTTAGGCGAGCAATTCACGACGTTCTCTGTGGAAGTAAAAATGCGCATCAAAGATGGCAAAATAGCCATCACAGTATCTCGAAAATCGGTGCTAACCGCGTTCGACTTGCCTTCGCCCTCCTCCGACGGGTATTCGCCGTAGAAATAACGCAAATTGTCGTCGCGCTGCGGTCCGAGGATACTTTCCTCGAAGCTGTAAGCATCGTCGATAAGCGCGCGCACAGTTGCGCTATATATGTCCTCGTCCGGACCCTGCCCGTTTAAATTCGGAATGCCTAACTGACCCACCCCGCTGTTTCCAAACACCCGCTCAATAGATGGCTGAGTAATCGCCGTCGAATTCATATAATTCGGATCGAATGGAGTTGGGGTGATTACGTTCATCGAATTGCCCTCGGACCGTTATTCATCCGCTTCAAATTACGCCGCAACGCTCCTTCACCGAACGGAACTATATTAGAACCACCCACCATCCCCATTATCATATTCATCGCAACACAACCGTAGCGAAGTGCGTCAGAAGGATGGCTCGCCCAATTGTGGAGTGGTTTTCCCGTGGCCTTTTTGTGGTAGTTCCGCAGCGCCATAATTCCCGGCTCGCAACGTTGCTTATCGAACCACATACTTCTCAGCGCGGCACGAGTGGCGGAGATACCGTCTTCGGGCGAATGACCGGGGCATACAAATACATTCGGCAGCATCGAGTCGAGCACCTCTTTACGGCTAACGCCTGTGCCAAGTTCTCGTGCCTTGATATCATGTGGCAGAACATGGCAGCCATATGTGTACGGTTTAGACTTGATTTGACCTGCGAAGTAGTCAAGTCCCTTGCCAGTTGTCTGGAGGAAGTCGATAACATGGATTTCTCTCCCGCATCGCTGCATGAACCAAATAGCTGTCTCGTCATCGATGCCCAAATCCCAAGCCGTCCATACGAGCGCGTTCGGGTCGTACGGAACTCCAGTTATCTGTCCGTCGAGCGTGATCTGGTTCATTACTTCGCCGTAGTAACTCCCTTCGATCGGCGCATCGAAGCTGCACATCATTTCGCGGGCGAACTCGTCCGCCGTCATGTCCTTCGTCATTTCCTTGACCTCATCCGGGTCAAGTGCATCGGTGTCCGTAACCGGTATGTTGAACAGATCCCACTTATCAGGTTCTCGCTCGGCCCGCTTCTTCAATTCGTGAAAGTGGTCATCCCCGTTGGAAGTACCCGAAATAACTGCCCAACCAGCATAATCGGCCAAGCAAGGGCGAATAACAGAGCCAAGCATGCTCGGATTAAGTAGAGGGTATTCGTCCGCCACCACCCCATCGAAATACAAGCCTCTCATCCGCTCATAAGCTGCAGAGCCACCATATAGGTTGATCATAGCTCCATTCGGCAGTATTATCTGCAAATCCCCTTCCACTACCTTGACGCGTGGAAGTACCCCCGTATAATGTTTGTAGTAACCCCAAACCAAATCCTTTGCCTGGGCGAAGCTGGGTCCGATGTACCCATAACGCGGTGGCGGAAAGATCCTCTTGTTCTCTAAGGCTTTGCGGATCACTTGGTTGCATAGCGCCACCGTCTTTCCTGCTCTGCGGTGCGCCACGACGAATTTCCACCGCTTGATTGAGGCGTGCAACGGTTTGAAGTGCTCGCGCGGCACGTACGGAATAGTTATAACCGGCGCTTTTTGCTCTTCAACTACTGTCATTTCGCTTTTCGATTAGCCTTTCGATATATGCGATGGCTTCTTCGGTTCGCCCCATTGCCCCAGTTCGTTCCCAACTATCCGGAAGATACCCAAGTAACCTAAATAGAGATTTTCCCAAATCACGAGCGTTTATAAGGAAGTCAGCATCCTCGACAGATGGATGGGGTTCTATCGGTTGGGACATCAGTTAAATCTACGCTCGACGGGCTGTGATCGAATGGGTGATGCTCAGTGAAACCCCGCCACCCTGCCAAGTCCTCCGATCAGTTCGCTAGCAATCCAAAGGGCGATCGCCATTGGTAGAAGCGCCCACGTGCCAACGCTCCCAACGCGCATCGCGATGCACGCTATGACGAAA